ACGCCGCCGGCATCTAACGCCGCCGAGTTTGGCGGCACGACATCCGTAGAATACGGCCATAGCTTCACATGTTCGCCAACCAAAATGCCAGGGTCAAAGGTCATGACGACACTACCTCAATAGATATCTTCACCTCAAGTATAACCGATGTCAGAATTAAATCCTCACTGGCGCTGGCGCCCTTTGCGTAAAGCCTGGCCTGAGCATCGGAATCGAGGGTTACCGCAGTGAAAGTGCCGGTTCGGATAGTTTCAGAATTGCCGTCCCAGGTTACCTCCGCAATGATATTCGTTCCGTCGTGCAGCGCGACGCCCTTACTCGTCCCGGATTCCGTGCCCCAGCCGCGCACGATCAGTCGCGCCTGCGGAGTCGTCAGGTCGCTCCAGTCAATATCTTGCCTGAAATACTGCGATATCTCGGCATAAGATGTGCCGGGCGCCGAAACGAGAATGCCAGGGCTAGATATGAGCTGTTGCCGAAAGCGTGACTCCTGCGTTAAAAGCGACTGAAGGTCTACGGCGTCCTCGTTTGCTGAAGGGCTATCAATGCGTGTGCGGTCATAAAGGAGCGTGCGCCCGCGCAGTCCTTTCAGCTGATCGATACGCTCTGCCATCTCGTTTAAGGCGAGGTTGATACTCATTGCAGAATTGTCGTATACCTCGACGGGGCCTAGCGTTGCGTTGTTAACCATTACGCTGTCCTCATCGGCAAATAAAGCACTTGTGCACCAAAAAACTCCGCTTGCTCCTGCCCGGTATATGTTATTTTAATGCGCCACACATGCCCCATCACGCGGGCTGGCAGCCTCAGCAGTTTACGGGTGCGCGCCCCCGTAATTGCCCTGGTTGTGGCAAGTACGTCGTCTATGTACAATTCTACCGTGATGCTGCCTGCTTTCGCGTCCGCATCGACGATGATATATTGAAAGAGTTTCTGGGTGTCGCGGTCAAGCCCTGCTCTTGAGGCTGGCTCCAATGTCATGCATATATCGACGTTCTGGTCGTCACTCTGCGCTGCGTCTTCTAGGATGTACACAAGCCCCGCGCTGCCACCGCCCACCAAGTCATCCACATCTTCCTCAACATACAGCGATTGCATATTTGTATTGTAATCGTAATGATACCACTTCTTGGTGTCCTTGCTGTAGACGGCCACAAGATTGTTACCCGCCGTATCCGGATAGCTGAAGTAAAGCCGATCCTTGTAATCAGCGCACGCTATTTTAGACGCATCATCCCATTTAATTGGCGCGAAATCGTGAACATTGCGTTCGTAAAACAACGACTCGATGGCGCCCGATAACTCCGTGTCTTCTTGCAAGAAATTTGTTAGAAACAGGCCGTCCCTAGCGGGGAATAGCACCCCATTTGCCGTTACGATGGCAGCTTGCACCGCTGGTGTGCCACGGCTGCTCAGCGCCTCGAGAAAAGCAAAGCCACTGGTCGTGTTGCCCATCACGCGGTATTTTGTGAGGCGCGAAAACACACCGAGAAATCCAGCCAGCGGGAATACGCCCTGAAGCGGATCGGAGGGGTTGCCAATTTCTAGAAAATTGCCGCTTGGGACTTCCTCTCTGAAACGCTTTGACCACCATAGATAATGGGGATTGGATGCGTCCCGGCACATAAATAGATGCCCCTGGTACAGCGCCACCCAAGACATATTGCTCGGCACATCGTTGTCCGTTTCAACCTGCGTGCCCAGCGCTGAGTCAGCCTGAGAGCTGGTAATCGTTGCGCTTGCGTTAGCAACCTGCTGGTCGAATAGATGCAGCGCACCACCGGCTGCGGAGCGGTAAATGCGGATATTTGTCACCTGCGCGTCGGACGATGCAACCACCGTCACGTCGAGATCTTCGTTTGCCAGAGTCGTAGCGCCCGGCGTAGCCGATGGGCTGGACTCCGTTGCGATTGACGAGCCCACCACGCGGACATAGGTGTAAACGGCTGTGTAAGCCCCGGTTAACCCAGTTCCGCTGCCAACCGCCTGAGTCGGTGCGGCAGCCGGTGCCGAAATGCCCCAATTGCGGACATTTGTACCGTCATACTTGCGCATCAAGTTGTCATCGGCAATGAAGACCCATTCGCCCGTATCGTTTAGGGGGCGAAACGGTTGCAGCGTGGTAAACAAATTGGCCGACAAGCCCGTTAGAATACTTGTCTCGTCGGCGTAAAGAGCTGTTCCAGCGAGTTGGTAACGGACGCCATTATGCTTGGCTAGGCGGCGGATTGTAGCACCCAAAGACGTGCTAAACTGATTGGTACGGCCGAGACGCATAATGGCAACGCCGGGGCGGCGGTGAAAATCGGCATTGATCGCCCGCGCAACATCCCCATCCGCCATGTCGAGGCGGTCGCGACGCAGGTTGACACCCAGGAAGCCGCGCACACCGTCACGCTGCATTTGTTTTTGTCCGGTTACGATTGGCATAATTTCATTTTCTCTTGCATTTCGTCTTAATTTTTCTTAATATCATCTTAATCTTTTTTACGACTATATTAAGACGAAAAACCTTTTTTTGCGACAAAAAATATGGGCCGAAAACGAATATATCTTTCTCGGAAAGAGAGAAACCACGCATATTTCCTCCGCAAAAAACAAGCCAAGCATTTCAGGACGCAATTTACAGGCAATAACGAATGGTACACTCCCTCAGTTTATCTTGACTCTGTTCGCGCCGTCCTTCACACCATTGATCTCGATCCTGCATCGAGCCATTTAGCCCCAAAGCATGTGCAGGCAGAGAAATACTACACATCAGAAGATAACGCATTTCTTCATGCATGGCATGGGAAAGTGTTTCTCAATCCACCATATACCCAACCGCTTATTTTCCACTTCATCCGTCGTTTAGTGGAAGAAATTAAAGCTGGCCATGTGACAGAATCAATCCTGCTGACACACAACTACACAGATACCGCCTGGTTTCATTTAGCAAAACCAATCTCGTCATGTTTATGTTTCACAAAGGGGCGCATAAAATTCGTTGATGATAAAGGGAATACCGCGTCTCCCACGCAGGGGCAAATCTTTTTTTACTTTGGGCCGAATGCTAACACTTTTCAGAAGGTTTTTTCTTCGCATGGGTCAATCTTATACTAACAACGGATATAATCCGCTGCGATGGGATTGCAACAAAAGGGGTTGTTTTAACATAAAAAAGCGCCCAAAAATTGAGATTTTTGCTGATTGCTTTCCGGGTAAAATTAACTTTGGAGATGTAGACGGTTTGGTTGAAGTAAATAGCAATTTTCTTTTCCTTGAATGGAAAGAGTCGGCCACAAAATTATCAACAGGACAATACATTCTATATAAGAAATTATCGTTAATACCGGCTATGACTGTATTTTTAATTGCTGGCAGTCCTGAAACCATGGTTGTTACTCATAGAGCTTGGTTTCTCAACGGCAAATTTGAAAATTGGCATCCTTACACTTTAGAGCAAGCAAAAAAATGGATTCGCAAATGGGTCTCCTTTACCTCGGCATAACAGCGGGATAATTACTGGGAAGTCTCACGCGCGGCGGCCTACTCCTGCCTCTCGATACCGGCCCGCGTTGTGCTCGCCTGTCTTTTCTGGCAAGCATGTGCAAATGGCGCAAAAACATCATGCCGTGATTAAATCGCATTTCAAAGAATGCCGCCATCGCGCCATCGTGCCCCTCGCCTTGCCGGTTGAAGGCGCGCATCAGGGTGTAATAGCGCATGTACTTACCCATCTGCGGTGGGAGCAGTACGGCTTCATCGTCTTCGCCTAGCGTTATCTCGTCGGGCAGGCGCGCTTCAAGCAGCAGCAAATTATCGGACGACGAAGCGAACCAGGCGGAGCGCCCAAGCGGGTGCCGTTGCGGCTCATCCACGCGCGGGTAATACTGTCTATCGGCAGAGACAACGCGCCGGGCAATTCCGTAGGGAATGCTATCGTCAATGTCGGATGCCCAGCCGTAGGTGCGATCGCCCGTTAAGCGCCGCGTTATCCCCTGCATCGGGTTGTTGTCATTCGTCACGCTGTCTTTGTGCCGATAATCGTCGGTATAGGCCGTTTCGATCTCAAATACCTCGAAGGTTTGGTTTTCGCCAATGCCGGCTGTCCAGGCGATCGGCTCTCCGTCCAGGCTGTACCAGTCGGTTTCAGTGGTGTCGATGCTGCGGGTTGAAATGGGGATGAGCAGTCTGTGGTCGTGCCACAGCTTGACGATGCGGTTTGAGTCACGTGGGACGGCAAAACGGAAGTGCTGATGTGTCGGGTTCTGAAACGAGCGTTCCCATGGATGCGTTATAGCCCAAGCACCGGCCGACGTTGGTGTAATACCTTCCAGCTGCTCTATTTCCCACAGGTGCGAAGCGGCCCAGCCCCCGCCTGTTTGGTAGGGCCAGAGGTAGGTAGGCGCGTCGCCGATGAGTTCACGCTGCCACGGGTGAGTGATGGCCCAGGCGATGCGGGGAGGCACAGGAAGGACTGTAAAGCGTCGCGTCGCCGATGTCTCGGCTAGCAAATGGAGGTACGCATCGCGGAAATAATCGAGCAGCTCAGCGCGCGACCAAAACTCGCCGTCTCGCCCGATGCTGGAGGCATCTTGCAAGATTCGCTGGCATTTATTCAGCTCATCACGTATCAACGCCACCAGCGCTCTCCCTCACATTGAAAGCCGCCTGCACGCGGTCGACACTCGTCCTGGTGTTTGCGCTCCCCCATCGTGCTGCGAATTGTGCCAGGAGGTCCATCGCCTCACCCGCATGGTGCTGCTTCAGCCTACCTTCCACCTCTCCCCACATGGTGAGGGCTTCGTGATCGGGTTGCAAAAACTCCGGCCTGTCTGAATCATTCTGCATGGGTTGCGGCCACACATAGCAAGAGATCTCGAGCCAACCGCCGCCAGTCGCGGGAACTGGCCAGATACCGAATTGCTGGTGATCGATCGGCCACCATACCCAGGGATCGCCCGTCACCGTCATCCATGCTTCGTGGCGCCCATCGAGATCCGTAATACTCCACGCTTCAAGCCGTCTGCTCAAGTCTGGCAGCCAGATGCGAAACGGTACCATGATGTTTTCACCAACACCGTCGAGGTGATAGATCATTGCGCCGGCGCGGCGCGGAATATGGTAGGTTCGCTTCAGGTTGCCAGACTCTTCTGCAAGGATCTCCATTCCATCGGCAATGTAGTCGTCAATCTCGTCTTTTGTCCAAAATACCGGCACGTCAGGATCGTCGTTCAGGGCACGTAGTATGCGTGTGCGGATTTCTGATTTTGTCATTATCGACCGCCATAAAACCAGGCGCCATATTGTTGAGTCTGCGCGCTTTCTTGCCGTGCAGGGATCGGCATTTCAAGCAGTCGATCTAAAATGATAGGGGGAGAAAGTATTCCTGATTGCGTCGTTCCATCCTCGGTTCTCCTGCCCGGCCAAACAGGTTGATAGAATGTTTGGCCGTCAATCGTAACAAGATCGAAATGCAAATCAACCAGCCCTCCGTTTTTTGTCTTTTTAAAAAACGGAACGCGCGTCGCACTATCAATAGTTCTCGCAGTAATCGCCATAGGAGATTCCTTTATATTTGAGATTCGTTGTCAACAAAACCCACTTGCTCATTTTTCCACGGAACCATATCACTAGGGGCTGGCTTTTCGGGTTTGGCGATTTTCCATCCTTCTTTCCTGGTGCCAGCCAGTCGCCATGGTTTTGAGTTCTTGGGCTGCAAAATCAATTCATTCAGGATCAGCCCCGCTGATCCATAAGTCTGAAACTCCAGCATTTTCCCTTCTGTCTTGATGGGCTGCAAATGTGCAATAATCTCTCCAAAGAATTCCGGAAACCATTCTGCATGGTTAAAAATAAACCGACCCAGAACAGGCCATCGGATATATTTAGATGCTTCCACCGTAGCGATGGTTTGTGTTTTCAGCACATGGAAATAATGGGAATTTTGCAAGTATTGCAGGTTGTGAACAAATTTTGCATAACCGGGCTGCAAATGGCAAAAGCTCTCCGGATACCAAGGTCGGACATGCGTCGGGTCAGACCATGCTGCTCGGCAACCCCCATAAGGAACGCGGATCTGACATGTCGCGCTATCTTTGCAAACTCGCCATAGTTCCTTGAAAAACATATCAAACTCAGGCAAATGCTCAAGAACATGGCTAGCAAGCACGAATTCTGCTGAATTATCAGGTAAGGGCCATGGCTTGAGCAGGTCGAAAACCATGTCAGTCGTGTCGGGGTATTCTACAAAATCACAATTTATAAACCCGTCAAGTCGCTGCGTTCCACAACCTAGATGAAGGTTATAGCCCTTCTCCGTCATAGTTGTCGAGCCCAATGATCGCCCCTGTAGACGCGAAGGCGGGTTCCTCTTTAATGCGTTGTTGGTAATCATGAATACCCCATACTTTATACTCGATCTGCCCGCATCTCACCCTCGGGTCAACCCATACATCAAATCCGGCTTTGCCTACATGATGATAAAAATACATATCTGAACCATAACCAGTTTGCTTTAAATCAAACCATGGATATTCTAATGTCTCAAATACCTTCCGCTTCACTAGCAAACAACCCAGTCCTGCACAACCGTTCAGCTTGAAGGGCCTGTCTTGAGGGAATAGGCGTACAGGCGTCTGCCCATAATCCGAGCCTGGAATGCGAATGGATTTCTTGTATAGGCATGGCTGTCCATCGCCATTTCGCAAGAAATACAAGCCGCTAATAATATCTTTGTCGGCATCGATCAGGTTAATCAACGTGTCATCCGGTAACAGCATGTCTGATTCAGTCATGAACAGATGCGTCAATTCAGGTATGTCGAGGAAGTCTTTAACCACCTGGCATTCAGCCGAATGCGTGTACATTCTATCTGTCGTAGCTATTCCACCTATCCGGCCAAGGTGGTTAACTTCGAAATACCTACTCGCCTTCGATGCAGCCCTCAGGTGGGTATCATATACGGGGCTGAATATAGGCCCATAGTTTATCAGCGCCCAACCAACCCTGGCGTTGCTCATGGCCGCACCGTAAAGGGGAGGAGAAGCAATCGACATTTTTCATACCATTTCAAATTTCACTAGATCTACCTAGCTTTCCAAAGCCTTTCGTGGTCTCCATGCCGTACGAGTTTTAAAAAAATGATGGTGCTCCTAAAAATACTAGAGTCAAAGCATTCTGAGCATACTGCTTTTCCCATATTGCCTTTGCATGGA